GCATACTATTGTCGCTAGAATCAACAGTCGCACCGTAATCAGGAACGGTAGTATTGCCACCTCGAGCAAATTCTCTTTTTGCAATAATAACATTTACGCAATCCTTAAGGTTAGCAGAGTCGATATGATAATTAGCTGCAATGTTAAAATTTGAAATAGAACTTGTAAACAACTTTCCAAATCTAAATTTAGGAGGCACATTTTCTTCAATTGTTTTTAACTGTTTGTCATAAACATTAGGTATTATTTTTTTTATTAATTCTTCCGATTCTCTGCAAGCAAGCAACATAGCTTTAATAAATGTTTGAGCCGATTTTTCATTGTGAATTGTTGATATTCTAGGGTAAGGCATCCTCATGTGAGGTCTTGGAGCACAAGAGCCTATAATCGCGCTGTATTGGTCAACAAGCAACCTTCCTTCTTTTTCAAGTTTTTCAATGTACCATTTGCTTTTTGGACCACGATTCATTACTGTTTTTGGTACTCGGTCAGATAAAAATTCAGCGTTTGCTATTTCTACATATTTTTTTAATTTGTCAGGTATATTTTTAATATAAAAACCAATGGGTTCGCCGTCGGCAACAAAAATAGTGTCCTCAATAACATTTGGTTGCAAATCAGGACATTCATGACCTATTTTTACATCGTGCGGTTGTTTTTTAAGATGCAATATTTTCATTTAACATTCTCTTTATAATTAAAAGTGCTGTGTCACTATCCAAAACTTCAATATTGTGTTTAATGTTATTAACTCTTGTTTGAATAGATTTTAATTGCCGTTCACTTTGATTTGATTTTCTTTTTTTTCTTCCAGCTTCACCGTCATCCATTATTTTTACAATTGTTGGTGAAAATTTAGCTATAAAAGTGCTGTTAGTAAATCTATCGCCTTCACATACGATAATTGAATTGTATTTTTCTTGCAATTTTTTTAGCAAATCGCAATCGCTCATAACAGCCATACTTAATTTATCGCTACCTTCAAACGTACTTTTGTCATAATTTCCAAGAACAAAGATTTTATCGTTTGTTTGAAATACAACTTTTCCTATTTTGGCTTTTTTATTTAATTTAAATTCTTCTATAATTTTATTCATTACCCAAGTTTTACCGCTTCCGCAATTACCTATAAGCAATATGGTTGTCATAACGATTCAACTCCTGTTAAGCCTTTAGTAGTCCAAAGTTTTTTTCTTTCTTTTCTAATCCCTTTCCATCCATTAAGTTCGCCTAACAAATTGTGATTAAAACTTTTGTATCTTATTTCTAATATTGTTCTCCAAAGCTCTTTTTTTTCAGGCCAAGTTTTGTTGTATTCAATAATGTATTCTAATTGCCTGTCATGATGATATCCGCCATACCTGCTGTTTTTAAATAAATTTCTAAAACTACATAATTTGGTTATAAATAACGGAATATCAACTTTTTGTTTATATTTATTTTCAATTGCTTGTTCAATGGTTTTTACAGTATTTAATAAAACAGGATACCAAACTTCTAATTCTGATTTTTTTATAAGTTTTTTATCAAACTTATTAGCAAGCTCATCTTGATAAATAATATTAAACACAGCAGATGTTAAATTGTCGCAATTTTCCCAATCAAATTTTTCATCCGACTCCAAATTTAAATTTAATTCGTTATTTTTTTGAAATGTAATTAATATTTCTAAAAATAAATCTTCAGAAAATCGTCCATGATTTTTACATGATGAATTTATTTTTTTAATTAATTCATATCTTTTCTTTTTGTCATTTTCTTTAGACAACGCATTTAATAAAAATTGATAAGGCTGTTTTCCATAAATTTTAACAAAAAAATCAATAACATCTAATATTCTATCTTTCATTTTAATCCATTTTTTGGCAGAACCAAATAAAACTCTTTGATTGTTTTTAATCCACCAATTTTTAAAATTAAAATAAAAATTATTATCGTATTTTATTTCTTCAAACATTAATATGCTTGTTAATTCATGATAAGTATTAGACATTAACCAAGACAACAAAATCATATCATCGTATGTTAATTTTTTTTGTTTTGCATATTCAATGAGTATTTTCCTGTGAACAGGCGGAACTGCATTTTGATATTCAACAAATTTATTTAATCTATAATCTATACCATTGTCATTTGGTATTTTCATAATTTGTCTTTTTCTTGTTTTAAATATTGCAATATCATATATCCAATGTAAGCACCTTCATTGCGCCAAAATTTAACAAGCTCTTGAGCTTCTTCATAATGTTCAGGTTCAAATTCAATTTGAATTGCTTTTCTCACGCCAGCAATCATGTCATCTAATTTATCCGAAACATCATCTTCGTCTAAAATTGAATAATCTATTTCTTTAACTCCTTGCAATTCAGAAGGGTCAAATGCCAATAAATTTATATCAAATCCTTGAAGTTTTAAATCATCAATTTCAAGCATAAGCATTTCAGCATCCCACTCTGCATTTATTGCTATTTTATTGTCAGCGATAACATAAGCTCTGCGCTGCGCTTCAGACATGTCGGAACAATCAATTGTAGGTATTTCTGTTATTCCTAATTTTCGAGCAGCCAAAACCCTTCCGTGACCTGCTATGATTCCGTTATTTCCGTCAACCAAAACTGGATTGCGCCAACCAAATTCTTTAATAGATGCTGCAATTTGTGCAACTTGAGTTTCATTGTGCATACGGCTATTGCGTGCATAAGGAATTAAATCCTCAATGTTTTTATAATGTATTTTAAGTTTTTCAGTCATAATTAATCCTTAGTTGTTAATAGTTGAGTTACTTTTTCAAGAAGTTTCGTTTCTGTTCCATATTTTTTTTCAAATTCTTTTATTCCGGCATGTAAAGCAATTCCATAACCACCATGCTGATGATGATTAGGGCATAAAGGAATAGCGTTGCTCCAATGGCTTTTTCTACCCATTCCAGCTCCATGTCGTATATGGTGAATATGAGGAGCAGAAAAGCCATAACCAAGATTGAGACAGACAATACAGCCAAGCTGTGATAACTTGTCATAATGATTTTTTTCATCTTTATTCATCCCAAGACCAGCCAATTTGTGTTGCCCAAATTTCTATTTGCTCTTGATAATGTGCCATTTGTTTAGTTTTAAGTGAAGTTGTGCTCAATATAACTTCATAAGTTTCACCGTTTACCGTTTTTTGTTCTCTTAAAAATTTATATCTCATTAAATTATGAACTTCGTCTTTTGTATATCCCGTATAATTTCCTATTGATGTATATAATTTCCACAATCTAGAATTTTGTTCAAGGGTTCTATCTGTTTCTTTTTCTTTTATTACAATTTCCCAACGCTTATCAAAATCTAATTCTTGTAAAAATTTTATAAGAAATGGAATATTTTGCAATGTTAAACTCCATGTTCTAATTATCATATTTTTTTACCTTTTTCGACTTGTTTTAGTTTTACATACGGGATTATTTCTGTATATCTTTTGTGTATATAATTTTTGGTTTTTACAGTAACATTTAAGTTACCTTTGGCAATAAATTCACATTCACCAAATACGTTTGTTATTTCTTTGATGAAGTCATAAACCTTTTGCTCATTTTCGGTCAATTTAATCTCTTAATGTTTAATGAGTCCAAAGTGACCTGTAAGCGTTTTCTATTGGCTTCACGTTCTTCAGCAGTAAACTTGCGTGGCAATCCAACGAAATCTTTATGAGCTTCAATGGTAGACCTGCATTGTGCTTTAAACTGGTCACAAGATGGTGCGTAATCATAGTTATGCAGCAAAGCATTTTTAATTCTGTTAGACGATATACCAGCAAGTTCTTCAGCCCAAACCTGTTTTGCATTAGCGATGCCAATATCTACTCCATCTACAATCTGACCTAGTTTAAACTTGTCTGTAAATGAATTGCCAAAACGTCCGTGCAATCTCATAAATATTCTATCAACCCACTCGGCAGGTAACTTATTTATCATTTTTAACCTCTATCTCTTTAGCTTGGTAATAAGGGATGCCACTTGAGTTTGTAAAAATAGAACGAGCTGCTGCCATCGTATCTTCTTTAAATGATTTGGACTGTGGCTTATTAATCCAATCAGCTTTAAAACTAATCCATCCTCGTTCACAACAAATTGTTATAGCTTCTTCTACAGATATACCTGCCAATTTAGCTTCTCGTTCAACTGCTTTAAATGCTAATTCTGTTACAGGTTTATTTTTTCTAGTAATTAACCATTCTGATAATAAAACAGGAGATAAAGGCGGTATGTATTTATTAGTTTTTGGTTTATGATTTATAGTTTCTAGTTTATAGTTTGGGTTTGTTTCGCTTTCGTTTCGGTTAGCGGAATTAACCGACTGGGTTTTCTTCGGTCTGCCGCCTAGCTTTCCATTGATTCTATTTATTTGAACATTGCGTTGATAGCTTTTAATTTCATCTTCAATTCTATTATGAAACCAGCTTTCTTTACCTTCTTGGAAAAAATCTTTAAGTACATTTAAAAGGTTTAGTTCATTTTCTAAACCCAACATTAACCGACGCAAAACCACTTGGGTTTCTTTGGGTATTGGTTTTTCATCAAGGTAATACCAATCTATCAAAGTTCTGTATATGTA